TAGATTTAGCAAGAAATATGAAGGCAAGCCTGAGTCTATTATTCAGTCTATTTCAAATCAAATACTTGGTGTTCCTGTAAGTGGCGGTGGTTCTGCACAAAGTAATATGAGAGTTATTATACCTTTTACTATGTCACCACTAGAGTCTATGACTTGGTTGAAAAATAGAATGACTACATCTAGTGGTGTTCCGTTCTTTATGTTTGCAAACTCACTCTATGAGTCTAATGATAGACTAGAACTGAAAAGTCTTCAAGAACTTCTTGGTCAAGATTCTTTCAACGTTCAACCATTTAGATATAGTTCTGCAACAAAAGACAAATACTCCAAATATACAACTGAAGACTTTGAATCGCTAAAGCACAAGATATCATCTATTGAAATCCTTGAAAATGAAAAGGCGATAAGCATCATGGAAGATGCTGGTTATGGTGCACACTATCTTTGGACAGATACTATAGAAGATAAAGCAGAAGAAAAGCACTTTATGATTACAGAACCTTTGGGTTCTTTACCTAAGCCTAATGGTGTAGATGATTATATACCTTCTTTGCCAGGTGAACTAGGTAAACCATTACATCAAAGCAATAGTAGATATATTTCTCAGATAACAACTAAAAAACTGTTTGAAGGTATCTTCTCTTATAATGAAGAAGAGTCTATTAACAAACACCAGTATAAAGCAAAGAGCAAAGGCATGAAAGCATTTATGTCTAAGCTTGCTGTCTCTATGCAGATGCCTGGCTTTGCTTTTATGGAGCATGGTAGTGGTATTGTAGGTAGAAATCAAATTGATATTATGGTACCAAAAGACTTGCCAGTAGAAGATGAAACTTACACAGAACAACAGATAAAAGACAAAAAGTTGTCTGGTAAATATCTTATTCTGAATCAAAGACATATGTTCAAGAACAGTCAGTATACCGTCACAATTACTGGTGTGAAGTTGGACAATGATCCAATGATCAATAGTGAACAGTTCTATAAAGGTGATAAGTAGATGAAAGTTTTACCTACAGATTTTTATGGTGATGAGACCAGATGGTTTATTGGTGTTGTAGAAGACAATGATGATCCAGAAGAGTTAGGTAGAGTGCGAGTTAGATGCTTCGGTATTCACTCACCTTATTATAGTGATATTGAAGTAGAAGATTTACCTTGGGCTACAATTCTAATGCCAGCGACAGAAGGTAGCATTTCTGGTACAGGCAGATCACCCAACGGTATTCAACAAGGAGCATATGTCTTCGGTCTGTTTATGGATGGTAAACAGTCTCAAAATCCTCTTATCTTAGGCTCTATGCCTAAGTTTGAGACCCCAGACGGCGATAACATTATTCCGGTGTCACACAGATGATAACACTATTAGGAACAAACATAACTGATAAAATATATAATACTGCAATCTCTCGACAATATACACCAGAGGCTGCGGCGGCGATTGCTGCAACAATCTCATTAGAGATATCTGGCATAACTTTAATTCCTTATAGAGGAGATCGATATAGAAAATATGCCGATTACTCTGAAAGAAAGAATTCAAATCCTCAATTACCAGATACTCAGATTGCATTTATTTTTGATAATCTTTCTGACTATAATGTATCAAAGATAAAACATGCGAAAACAATTGATGATGCAGTTAGAGCATTTAATGAAGAGTATTTGAAAAAAACATTAGATACTACCGAGTTTTTAACTTTAACTATTTTAGCAAATGAAATAAATAGACTGTTTGTGGAAGAAGCTTAGATGACTACCATAGGTGATATTACAGGCAAACTGACCAACAATCTTGGCTCTCTGATAGAAGATTTAACCGAAGTTGGTACAGCAGCAGGTGCAGCAACGTTGCAGTATGATCTACTGACTGCCAGCGCACAAGATGCTACAATTGGTTCTAATAAAAATGGTTTAGTGATTGTAGGTAGTGCAGGAAAAAGATTGCGTGATGATGGTACAGTTAAGAATACATCTATCGCAGTTTTCTCAGATAAGTTAGATACATTTGGTTCACTAACTTCTACAACTGGTGGAGCATTGCTTGTAAAGACTGTGACTGGCGCTACAGCAGATGCCGCAGATGCTGCATTTCGTAATACATTCAGCAGCGCATTAACTAAAAGACAAATGTTTGAAGCATCTCTGGCTGCTTCTGAGGCATTAGCGGATTCATCCATACTTCCTCTTGGCGCATCAACTCAATCATTAATTAATGATGCTGGAAATATATTGATCCAGAAATCTAATCTTATGCTAGAAAAGGTAAAATTCAAAGAATCTATTCTTGATGATTTAATTGGAGAAACTGAGCTTTCAAAGAATATTGAAGTCAGTCCTCAAATCAGCACAGCCGTTGGTGGTCCCTCTATTCCTGTAATTGACTATAGAAAAGATATTCCTCCTAGAACTCTATTGAAAACATTTGAGGAAATGGAAGCATATATCAGAACATGCTCTAGAGAAATCACAGAAGTAGTTGTTCACGCTACTGATACAACTAAAGATATGGAAGTAAACTATGATGTTCTTTATCAGTGGGATGTAGCAGAAAGAAATTTCAAAGATGTGGGGTATCATTTGATTATTCTTAGAGACGGTAGTTTACAAGTCTGTAGACCTATTTCACAGATAGGTGCACATACTTTGAATGGTCATAATAAATACAGCATAGGTATTGCTTTTGTTGGCGGTCTTTTGGGCAATAGAAAACAGAATACATTCAAAAGATCACATAAATCATATACACAGGAGCAGTTCAATACCTTCAATGCGTTTATGAAAGCATTTTATACAGTTGTTCCTGGTGGTCAAGCATGGGGTCATAATGATATCGATCAGACTAGAAGGTCTGATCCGCACTTTGATGTACCAAAGTATGTTGGTAAAAAGTTCAACAAATATAATGTTCAGACTTTAGAAGCTACTAGACGTGATGGTGCCTTGACTATTGATGAACTTATCGGAGCGCAATACTAATGGCAATTTATTCAAAATTTCTTGACTCTTGGACTCAGGGTAGTAAAGGTTATACCAAAGTACAACTCTCTGACGGAACGGTCAAGACATTTACTGGATCACGTGGTTATCGTAACAACAATCCTGGTAACCTGACTAACCCGAATTCTCTTGCGTATTACTCAAAGTTTGGCGCAATCGCCGCTGATTATGGAGGCAACCTAGTCTTCGCCACGATGCAGGGCGGGTTCAACGCTCAGAAAGACCTTGTTTTCGGAAAGTTTGGTAATCGAACTATTGAGAGAATGCTTTACGACGACTACACTAAAGACGCAGATGCTTACGCTCCAATTGGTGCTGATAACGACCCAAATGGTACAAACAAAACATATCTGGAGAATCTTGAAGCGAGGGGTTGGGACAAAGATACACTATTATCTGACTTAACACCAGAACAGCAAAACAAACTCCTTGCGGATATGATTCGTGTTGAGAATACGACAGAAGATGCAAATAAAATTCTTGAGCAGATTGATCCTGAGAGTGTTTCGAATGAAGCTGGCAGCTCATTTATTCAGAATGAACCTGAAGGCGAAGATACAGTAAGCGTAAAATCTGGAGAGGGTACAGCAGGAACTAGTGCTGCTAGGAATGATGCAATTGCGCCTGCATCTGGTGGTGATTTTGGATTTAAAGATCCAGATAAAACATTTTCTGTTGAAGAATATAAAGACAATCAAAAGACAAGCGTAGCTGCTAGAGGTGAATGGCAGCCCAAATTAAAGTTGCCTGATGGTCAACCATTTGAAGTTCCTCAGGATGCACAACCAGAATATCCTCATAATAAAGTCATTGAGTCTACTAATCCAAATCCAGAAGAACGTCACCGTATGGAGATTGATGATACTCCATCTGAACCTCGTGTAACTCTTGTTCATAAAATCGGAACAGGAGTAGAGATGATGGAAAAAGATGGGCTTATGGTCGTCAATTCTTCTGGTAGAATGGTACAATTAGTCGGTGATGACTTTGAAATGTTTGTTGCTGGTAACGGAACAGTCATCTATAAAGGCAATCTTGACTGGACAGTTGAAGGTGATATGAATCTTACTGTCAAAGGGAATATGAAAACAACCGTTGAAGGCACTAAGACAGAAGTTGTCAAAAAATCTGTAATTGAAGAATATCAAGATGACCAAGAAACTACAGTGACGAATAATAAATCAACGACTGTTGGTGAAACAAGTACAGAAACTATTCTTGGTGATAAAAATACCTTTGTTAAGAAAAAGCAGAGTAACTGGGTAAACGGTAATATTGAATTTTTGTCCGGTGATAATACTCACATTTCTTCACAGAAAACTTTGAGCATGGCAGCAACTAATAATATTAATGCAGCATCAGGCGCAGTCTTTTCTGCAACATCTACTGTTGTTAATCTTGATGGCGCTCTTAGCTTAGATATTACCTCACCGACGATGACAATAAATGCAAACAACTTAGATATTTTCTCTGCGACCACGTTGGATATTTCTACGACAACAGGAAATTGGCATGCAGCGGCTGGTACACTGGGTGGACCGGGTGTTTATCATTATGGGGCAGCATGGGACGGCACCTTGAATGTAATTGGTGGGATTAATGCCGAAGGTAACGTAGTTCTGGACCAAACCTTAGAAGTAGGTGGAAACGCAGAGTTAGGCGGCACTTTAGATGTGGCGTCAAATACAGTTCTAGGCGGGACTTTGAATGCAGGTGAAATTGTTTCTTCTGGTGATATTACCGCATTCGGAACCGCTGGCACCGCAACTACACCAGCTTCTACAAATATCACAGACAATTCGAATTTTTATGTAGAGCCAACTAATAATAACATCACAAATACATTGTCGCCTTTATCAATAACTCTTCCTGCTGTAGCATCTACATTAACAACTACACTCACTGCATCAGAAGAGGGGATTATGCAAGTTAGTGTTGATCCCGGGAATAAGATTAAACAAACCATTGACATTAGAGAGCGTATCAAATTGGGATTGGGTCTTGAATAAATGATTATTCGCAACGAAAACATTACAACCACTGATATCCGAAGACTACTCAGAGATCCTGCTAATAGGACTGATGATTTTCTAATCGGATTTGCTTTGGCCAGAGAGGTGCTGAACTTTAGATATATGCAGTCAACACCTACTGCTGTTAAGAGAATGCAATCAAACGAATCTGTAGGAAAGTATGGCACTCGAATTTATGGCAACTCAAATATTCCAAAACTTAGATATATTGATGGATTAAGATTTAAAAATATTATTCCAGAAAAGCAATATAATCCTGTTCTTGCTTCAGATATTACGAATGGAACTAAACTCGGTGGTGGTATTCCATTATCAACATTTGCTGGTAGTGCATTAAACAGCAAAACAACAATTGATGATCGTAAAGAAGTCGCAAAGTATTTTTATCTCCAATCTATGATGATGAATGGAGTTAGGAATAATACAGGAAGATTCGGTAAACACAGTTTAATTGTTTCTGAAGGATTATATGCACCTGAAACAAATCAAACAGTAACTTCTGGAAGTATACTTGATTTACAAACTAAAGGTCGTGCTGTAGTTTATGAAGTTAGAAACTTAGAAGGAAATTTAGATTCAGCGGCAACATTTAATATTGCATCATATTGGAAAGATACCGCATTATTTGATGAATTGATTTTAAGTTTTGATACAGTTGATCCTAATGTAGAGTATACTGCACAAATTATTGTTACGATGCCTGAAGTGACTGATAAATATATTGGAGAATTTCGTAGGAATATTCGAACAGAATACAACTACAATGTCGCACTGAAAGACGGACTCGCTGAGTTGGCTGTATAAATATCTAATAAACAGGAATTTATGAATGGCAATAACTAAATCACTTTCTATTGAGGATACCAATCTTGCAAAGCGTAGTATCGTGTCTGCAAGAGAACAAGTGTATTCTGATATTGATTTGTCTTTTGCTAAGAAAAGTAACGGGGACATTTTCAAGAGGACTGAAGCGGCAGCAGTAAAACAGGCAGTAAAGACACTCATTCAAACTAATTTTGGTGAGAGACCTTTTAATTATTATTTTGGTTCTAATATACGATCTTTGTTATTTGAACCTGTGACTCCAGATACTGTAGCTGAAATTGATATTAATATTAGACTTGCAATACAAAACTTTGAGCCTAGAGCAGAACTTCTAGATGTAAGAGTTTTAGATGAAATTGATAAGAACTCAGTTAATGTTAGTGTGAGATTTAGAGTAATAAGCACAAATGAAGTAGTAGAGATTAAAACAGCATTCTCAAGGTTAAGATAAGATATGGCTACAGTAATTAATTCAACTCAACTTGACTTTGAATATATTCGAAGTAAAATTCTAGAATTTATGGCAACACAGTCGGAATTTCAGGACTATGACTTTGATGCTTCCGGTCTATCTATTATTGCAGATATTCTAGCATACAATACGCACCAGAATGCGTTACTCGGCAACTTTGCTCTTAACGAGACTTTTTTGCAGACAGCGCAGCTTAGAACTTCTCTGGTAAATCTTGCGCTTAATTTTGGTTACGTTCCTAGATCAAAATCTGCTTCTACATCGCTGTTGAATGTGTCTTTGAACTTAACTTCAGCCTCTAATAAACCTGAAGAAATTTATCTACCATCTGGATTTCAGTTCACTACAGAACTTAATGAAGTAACATATACTTTTATTACCGATCAAGAATATACAGCAAAAATTGATAGTGCTGGTTTGGGCATCTATACCTTTGCAGACGATAATGGTAATTTATCTATTCCTGTCAAAGAAGGTGTTGAGAAAGTAAAGACTTTCTTGGTTGATACAAGTTTGGAAAGACAGATTTATGTTATTCCAGATTCTAATATGGACCTTTCCACTCTCAGAGTGCGAGTATTTAATGATACAGCTGATACAGTGGGTAGATCATATTTGACGCCTACTGAGTTGGTTGGTTTTGGCGCTGAAACCAGACTGTATCTACCACTTGAAACTTATAATGGATTTTATGAGTTGAACTTTGGTGATGGCACTATTACAGGTGAAGCACCTGAAGTTGGTAATATCATTAGAGCAACATATCTTTCAACCTCTGGTGCTGCTGCAAACGGCGCCAGCTTGTTTGTGCCAACAACAACACTTTCTGTAGATGGCACATCTTATAATCTCACCGTGACAACAGTTGCTAAGTCAACACTCGGTGCAGAAAAAGAAAGTGGTGAAAGTATACGACTAAATGCACCTCTTAGCTATCTTGCTCAAGGTAGATTGGTAACACCTAATGACTATATTGCAGTTATTTCTAATTTGATTCCCGGTATCAAATCTATGAATGCTTGGGGTGGTGAAGATAATATTCCTACCAAGTATGGTAAAGTTCTTGTTTCAATTATCTATGAAGATGATATTGATGCTACATTCAAGGCAAGCTTGGAAACTCGTATTGCAAGTGAAATTACAAACAGTCTTTCTATTGCATCTATTGAAACTGAGATTGTGAATCCAGATTTTACATATTTGAATTTAACAACAAACATTAAATATGACTCTGGTATTACAGCATTGACCAGACGTGGTATTCAAGATAAGATAAGAGGTGCAATTGCAGCATACTTCACATCAAATCTTGGTAGATTCAACGATGTGTTCCGTAAGTCAAAGCTATTGTCTGTTATTGATAATACAGATGATTCTGTCCTATCATCTTCTGTTGATGTTCGTATGGAGAATAGATTTGCTCCTGTTTATGATGCTAATACGGTTAGATATGTTACTGCTGACTATCAGCTAAACTTCTTAAATAAGATCGCTCACCCGGATGAAGATCACGCTGTTGTGACTAGTGATAACTTTGTTTATAGAGGTAAAGTTGCTTCTATTAGAAATAGAATCGGTGAAAATCATAGTAATATTTTAGAAATTATTGATACCGATGAAAATGTTCTTGTGACTAATATTGGATCGTATGATACAACTAAAGGCACTGTAACATTGAATGGATTTAGCCCTACATCTATTTCATCTGGCAACTCATATATTAGAATCATTGCAACTCCTGCTGCTGATAATAATATTAAACCTTTGAGAAACCATGTGATTGATCTAGGGTTTAATATTGTTAGAGCAACTCCTGATACAAATGCGGCTAATTCGATAAGTGGTGTGACTGACTGATGTCTGCTATTACTTTAGAAGATCTTAACCGCAGAGATATAAATTTTTATCAACCTGAAGTAGATGGTCTTTTTCCGGAACACTTTCAGGAGCAATATCCCACACTAGTAACATTTATTAAAAAATATTATGAATACCTTGAGCTTGCAGCTGGTCGCAATAGACTTGATAATATTTTCTATGCTAAAGATGCTGAAAGCACAGATGAAGGATTTCTTGATTATCTTTTCTATGAAAGATTCAATGGATTAGGTGCAGATAAGTTTGATTTGCCTAGACTTACGCTGAAACTTGCTCCTCAGTTTTCTAGAGCAAAGGGCACAGAAGTATCTATCCCAGCATTCTTTAGATATGTATTTGGTGTAGAAGCGGAAGCATTTTATCCTAAAACACAAATGTTCACTGTTGGTGAGAGTGAAATTGGACCCAACTCACTGAGATTTATTCAAGACTCATATTTTTGGCAAGTGCTTTCTATTCAGATCAAATCTCCACTGAGTACGATCCAGTGGAATGATATTTACAAAAGATATAATCACATTGCAGGATTTGCTCTTTTCGCTGAAACACAATTTGAAACAGTAGCAGGTAATATTGAGGCTACATCGCCTATTTCCATTGCTGATACTCTGACTGAAGGTGCTTTGACTCTTGAAGCAACAGCAACAGAAGCTTCTAGTGCATTTACTAGCAGTACTGGTGTTGATAGTGATGAGACGATTAGATTCTACACAGACAGAGATATTCAGTTCTATCAAGATTCTATTGGCGGTCTCACTTCTACACAGAAAGGTGAATACACTTCTATTGTTGATGTTCTTGATACCAACTCACCAACATTCTCCTCGAATGATAGTGATAGATTCTCTGATGAGTCACTACAAACAATGGATGAAGATTTGTATACTTATTATGATCCAAACAGAATCGATTCTGCTTAGAAAAGCATTATAAATAAATTAGAACAAGGTTTTAACGAGTAGTAGTAAAACATGACAAGACAGAATATTTCTACAGGTACGACCGCTAATGATGGCACAGGAGATACTCTCCGCAGTGCTGGCACAAAGATTAATCAGAACTTTGTTGAACTGTATCAAGCCTTTGGTACAGACAGCAACTCACTAGGTGCTGGCATCACGTTTGATATTAGTGGTATTGTTTTTGAGGGATCTACCAACACAACTACAGTTTCCGTCGAAGATCCCAGTTCTGATGTGACAATCACTTTGCCTGATAGCACAGGTGAAGTTGTGATTATTAGATCAGATAATTCTGTCAATCTGGTAGATAGTACAGGTCAAGGTTCAAAGCTTTATTATGCTAACGCCTTTGATTCTGCAAATGGTTACGGTGCTTTGCCCGATGCTCATGTCTATCACGGTATGTTTGCGATGAATCATGATACTGGTAGAGCCGTTTTTTCACACGATGGTCATTGGCATGACCTTATTGATAGTGATACATTCACTTCTAGGGCAAATCTACAACTGATTTCGCCTAAAATGGATACTACTATTTTTGATAATACTGGTAATTTTGAAGTACTACAACTAGAAAATGTACCAGGTTCTCCTACAAACTATTTAAAAATTTCTAATTCCACTAGTGGTAATAATACTACTATTACTACTATTGGTGATGATACAAATATCAATTTAGATATTTCAGCTAAAAATGAAGGAAATATTAATTTAAAAAATGATACAATTTTTGAAAAAAGA